GCCTGATGGTGCATTCAATATACCGGCATCAACTGGGGTGCAAATGTCATTTGTTTCTACATCAGCAGCAGATTCGTCTGCTGGTGCCAACATTAGAACAATTGAAATGCATTATCTGGATGCAAATTTAGTTGAACAAGTTGAAACAATTATTTTGAATGGGTTAACGCCTGTTTTAAGCGTTGCAACAAATATTAGATTTATACAATGTCTTCATATACTTACATTTGGAACAAATGCATTCGCCGCTGGCATTATTACAGCCTCAAATGCTGGAATAACTTATAGTCAAATAATTGCAAATGACTTGAGATGTTCTTCTGCATTTAGAATGGTTCCTGCTGGGAAAGTTTTATATGTTGATGCTATGTTTGGTAGCTCAATAAGCGGAACCGCTGCTGCTAGAACAATATTGAAGTTTGTTTCGAATACAACTGATAATAATGTATTTACTAGCCCTCTTATTTTGTTGCCACTTTCCTCTATTGGTATTCAGGATGGAGCTGCATTATTAACTATGCCTCCTCAAAATGGATTCCCTGCTGGCGCAATTGTTGGTTTCACTCACACAACTGATAAGGCGGCAACAATATCTGCAAGCTGGTTTGGTCATATGGAGAATACATAATGTTATTATCTCTTTGGCCTGCACTTATGCCAATGTTAGAAAGTCAGGTTAAAGAACCAAGGCGTATTATTTACCCAATGTATAAGCCTACAAAACAGATAGAAGAAGAGAATAAAAGAGAAGAAGATGAAATACTTATGTTATTTATGTGATATTATTGACAGCAATTATAAAAGCATGTATTAATGCGGGAAATAAAGGAATGGGTATGAAAAATAAAACGATGGATTTTGACTTCAAGATTAAATCAATTTCTGAAACTGGAAGTTTTTCTGGCTATGGCTCAGTTTTCGGCGTTAAAGACTCATACGACGAAATTGTTATTCAAGGCGCATTTACTGACTCTCTCAATTCACATAAAGCAAAAGGCACAATGCCTGCTTTGCTGTGGCAGCATAACTCAGCCGATCCGGTTGGAATTTACACCGAAATGAGCGAAGACAATCACGGCCTTAAACTTACAGGCCAGCTTGCAATGAAAACATCCCGCGGCGCTGAAGCATACGAACTGTTGAAGATGGGAGCAATCAGCGGCCTATCTATTGGCTTTGTTCCACGCGCAGATAGCTACGATAAAGTAACTGGAATCCGTACACTGACAAAAGTTGATCTTTGGGAAACGTCATTAGTGACATTCCCAGCAAATGATGCAGCACGGGTGCAGAATGTAAAGAGCATCGAAGAGTTGCCAGATTTGAAGAGTGTAGAGCAATGCCTGCGCGATGCAGGATTCTCTCGCCGTGAATCAGCGACTTTAATATCACGCATAAAGGATTTGAAACAGGGTGATCCTGAGACTGACTTGAGCGAAATCATGACGGCATTAAAAAGCCGTGAAGCAATCTTTAGTTAATAGGAGAATCAAAATGAGCGACATTAAAGAAGTAGCAGATCTGATTGTAAAACAGGGTACGGCTTGGGAAGAGTACAAAAGAACCAACGACAAAATGCTTGAAGCTAAAGCAGACGGTAAATCCGTTGCTGAATTCAAGGAATCGCTGGTTAAAATCGAAACTGACATGACCGAAGTACGCAAGTCTATGTCTGAAATCGAAAAGAAATCCGGTCGTCCGGGTATTGGTGCTGATGGTCAAGACACAGAAGAAAAACAAGCGCACCGCAAAGCATTTGGTCGATATATTCGTAAAGGTATTGATAATGATTTGATTGAATTACAGCAAAAAGCAATGAATACAGGATCTGATCCTGATGGAGGTTATTCAGTTCCAGTTGAAATGGATGCAACTATTGACCGCATTGCACCTACTGTAAGTGCGATGTTCCGCCTTGCAAACATTGTAACTATCGGATCTTCAAAGTATGAGAAGCTGGTTAAAACTTCTGGTTTGTCTATGCGCCGTGTCGATGACGGTTCAACCGGTGGTGAAACTACTAATCCTAAGTACGCAAAGCTGGCGATTGACGTTCATACCGCAGAAGTCGAGCCATGGGTTTATAACGAGACTCTTGAAGACTCCATGATTAATCTGGAAAACGATCTGGCGATGGAAGCTGCTATTGGGTTCGCTGAAGGTGCTGGTGCTGAGTTCATCACTGGCAACGGAACTGGGAAGGCGCGTGGTATCACTGCTTATACAAACGTTGCTAATGCTTCGTATAGCTGGGGTAATGTAGGTTACATTGCATCCGGTAAATCAGCGGCTTTCACTTCCGTGGCTCCTGCTGATAAAGTTATCAGCCTGCAACATGCTCTTAAATCTCAATATCGCCCCGGCGCTGTTTGGTTGACCAATGATGCGACCCTTGGCTTGATGCGACAATTGAAAGACGGTTCAGGTTCTTACTACTTGTGGCAACCAGATCCATCTGCTTCATTCGGTGGTCGTTTCTTGGGTCATACTGTTGAAGTTGATGACAATATCGCTGACGTTGCGGCTGGTTCTTACTCTCTGGCTTTTGGTAACTTCATGCGCGCTTACACCATTGTAAACCGCGCAGGTACTACTATCATCCGCGATAACATCACTGCAAAAGGCACTACTAAGTTTAACTTCCGTCGTCGTTTTGGTGGTGGTGTAACAAACTTTGAAGCCTTTAAGTTGATGAAGTTTGCAACAAGCTAAGAAATTGCGCCGGACAATCTTTCCGGCATATTTGAAAGGAAATAATCATGAATGATCTACACAATAACACACGTACCAAAACAGTAATCTCTCCTTTGGCTATCGGCGCTAATGCAACTAAGACTGGACTTGTAGTTGATCGCCAAGGCTATGGCGGAGTTGAATTTATCTCTGCATATGGAGCTGTTACAACAACTGGTACAATCGTAACTCTTGTTGTAAAAGAAGGTGATGTAACTGGTACAATGACAAGCGTTGCGGATGCATCATTGCTTGGTACTGAAGCATTGGCAAGTTTGGCTGCTGGTGCTCGTGTTGCTGGTACCGGAAAAGAAGTAACTAAGCGCGTCGGTTATAAAGGTAATAAGCGTTATGTGTCTGTTGACGCTATTCAAACTGGTGTTACATCTGTCGGTGTTGTATCTGTTACGGCTCTGTTGCATTCGCCTAACAATGCGCCTACAACTAACCCTTAATGTGGTTTACGGCTGATAGCTCACTCTATTAGCGCCGGATCCGTAACCGGCCAGAATTTTTTAACCTAGTGAGAGGTATTGTATGAAGCAAGGCGAGCGTCAAGTATCACCCACGTTAGATGGGATTCGCAGAGATCATGTAGCACGTTATGAATTCGTTGCTAACATGATTAAGAAAGGAAGCAAGGTAATTGATTTTGCTTGTGGCATTGGCTACGGTACAAAGATTATTGCTGATGCAGGAAATGAAGTAACTGGTTTTGATATTGATGAAGAAGCAATTAGTTATGCTAAAGAAAATTACATGCATAAAAATGCAACTTTCATTAGACAAGACGGGATCAATCCATCATTAGATTTAAAAGCTGATATTGCTGTTTCATTTGAAACAATAGAGCATATTGAAGACCCAAGGCCATTATTAAAATATTTGCGTGGCGCTGAAACATTGATTGCAAGCGTACCAAATGAATCAGTAATGCCGTGGATGCGTGAAGACGGTCGCACAACAGCATTTCATTTTCGCCACTATACAAAGAATGAGTTTGCTGAATTGCTTATTTCGTGCGGATGGAATCCAGTTAGCTGGTATGGTCAGCTTGGCCCTGAATCAGAAGTTGAAGAAAATGTACATGGTAGAACATTAATTGCAGTCTGTGAACGAACAGAAATACCAGAAGAGAAGGACGACGAAGAGCGCCACATTGCAATTTTAGGTCTTGGCCCTTCATTAGACCAGTATCTTGAAGTAACCAAGCGCCTTGGTGGAAGGTCAAAATTCTGTCATGAAACATGGGCTATTAATGCTTTAGGTAATGTGTTTGAATGCGATTTAGTTGTGCATATGGATGATATTCGTATCCAGATGATTAGGGCTGAAGCTTCACCACAATCTAATATTGCTGCTATGGTTGATTGGTTGCGTCATAGTAAGGTACCTGTAGTTACAAGCAGGCCGCACCCTGATTTCCCTGCACTTGTTGCCTATCCTTTGGAGGATGTGCTTAATGAACTTGGACATGACTACTTTAACAACACAGCGGCCTATGCTATTGCACTGGCGATTCATGTTGGTGCGACAAAGATCAGTTGCTTCGGTATGGACTTCACATACCCTAACGCGCATGATGCTGAGAAAGGTCGGGCATGCGTAGAATTCTGGTTAGGTCAGGCACATGCAAGGGGAATTAAAATAAACCTTCCAAAGACAACAAGCCTGATGGATTCAATGTATCCTAGATCCTCGAGGCTATATGGTTATGATACTTTGGATGTAGAATTCAACATGCAAGAAGATGGAAGATTAAAGCTTGAGTTTACAGAGCGTGAATCATTGCCAACGGCAGCAGAAATTGAACGGAATTACGATCACTCTGCTCCGATTGAAAAGCAGCATCAGAGCACAAAGGAATAAAATGAAATATAAAATTCTGAAAGGTTTTAAAGGTTCACAGGACGGACGCTTTGCAGCTGATTTTGAGGAAGGCTATGAATATGATCTGTCTGATTATCTGGTGAGTTGTGTTCCTGATGAATGGATTAAAAAGGTTACAGGCCAGATTGATATTGAAACGCCTGAAGACAAGCATCTAGCAATTGAGAATCAAGCTATTCATACGCCGAAACGGAAAGCAAAATGATTGTAACTTACTCACAGCCAGATACAGAGCCTTTAACGATTGCAGAGGTTACTGCGCATTTGAGGCTTGATTCTAGTAATCAAGAGCCTGCCCCGATTGCGCCTACTATTGCACTAGTTTCACCAGCCGCTGCTGGCAATGTGAATACTGGCGTACATCGTTATTTGTGTACTTTCGTAACCGCAGCAGGTGAAACTCAAGCTGGGGATATTTCTGATGCTGTAACTGTTACAGATTCTGCTATTAATGGTAAGGTGCAGTTAACCGCCATTCCTTTGGGCGGCAGTCTAGTTACTTCACGGAAGATATTTAGAACTATTGCAGGCGGGTCACAATACTTGTTGCTCTACATTGTCAGCATCATAATATTTTATCTCTGTCACCGATTGCATCGGTGGAAGATAGATTTCATCTTCATC